CCTTGTAATGATTTTAGCTTAGATGTTAATCTATTTCTCTGGTAATCTTTAAAATTATTTCTATGTAAATAATCCATTAAATCACCTAATCTGAAATAAGTTCTGCCTTTGTCTGTCCATGGTTTATGTAATAATAACTCATCTTTTTCTCTAGCTGGTCTTTCTGTACAAAACGCTTCTAAGAGCTCCATAAAATGACCCTCTGTGGAACTTTCGGCAGGTACTTCTACTATGGTTATAACATCTAATAATTGCTGTATTATTTGTCTCCATACATTATCTTTTACCTTCGGTGGTATTTTATTTAAAGCTTCCATACATTTACGCTGAAATCTATTTTGATTTAATAAATCATCTGTTTCTAATTCTAATCTACCCCCCTCAACATCTAAAAACCATATGGGTGGGTCACTATCTTGTTTAGTTAAATTACTAAATAAGG